GGGTCAATTCGTCTCTGAGATCACTATAGTTGATTAATGGAGAATCTTAATTATGGATTTCCTAATCAAAGAGGATGTCGTTGCTCGAATTGTAAGGGCACCTCTTTTTGTCGTTGCTGTTCTCACTGCGATGTCTTTTGGGCAAGCAAAAGCAGTACCAGTAGTCCCAAATTTTACACAAGGCTCGATGACGAGCAGGACTGAGACAACACAAAAAATAACCGAGACCATCAATTCGATGGATTATAACACTGGATACCAATATTCTGCTACTGGTTCTGGTATATCAGCATCTGGAAATCTTTCACCAGGAACAGGTGCTACTAATGTAACTATTAATGGAGTGACTTCATCATGGACTGGAGCAACAAGCAAACCTCAATTCTCACAAACAGTACCAGGAGCAGCGTTTCAGTTTACAGAAACTTATCGAGGACCTGGTTTAAGCAACCAAACAATTATTCAAAGAGTAACCGAGGTCGAAAGTTTCACCGATACAACAAGTATCTTCTCGCAGTAACATTATTATTTGCTAATCCTTCTTATGCTGAAACTGTTGGTGGTGTGTCTGCTACTGCTAACCCCGTAGCTAATAGTTCAGGCTCAGTTACCAATCAAGCCATTCAGGTTTTACAAGGACCATACATTACAAATACCTATGGTGGAGGTATACAATGTCAAGGTCCCACTCGCAATTTTACACCCTATGTAACAGGTAGTATCTCTGCTTCTAAACCATATGAACCTTTTTATGATGACCCAGTATATGATGTTACTGATAATTTTGGTGCTTTCGATGAAAATGGGAATGATATTGGAGATGGAATTTTAGATAATCCTGGTGATGTGAGTTTCTACAAAAGGACTAGAACAGGACAGAAAGATAACTATAGTTTAGGTGTAGGATTCTCTATGACATGGAGCACACCTACAGATAAGAAACTACAAGACCTTTGTAAGAGAGCAGCAAACACACAGATTGAATTAACCAATCAAATTGTTGCCAATAAAAGATTGGATTTTGAGATAGCTCGTTTGAAAAATTGTGGGGAGTTAAAGTTAAAAGGAATTCAATTCCATCCTAAGAGTCCTTACTATAAAGTGTGTGCTGATGTTGTGGTAAACAATCCACCAGGACACAAGCATCCACACTACCATCAGATTCCTAGCGTTTCTTCTTCCGTCTCGGAAACACAGAACGCAATGCCTTCACTGCATGATTCATCTGACGCTGCTCTGCTCGGCGCTCCCCTGACGACAAGATAGGAGGTTTCTTACCACGTAAGGTAGAAATCTTTTTCATAACTTTTTTAATCGCTGGTTTGACTGCTTTCAATAGCAGATCTGCCAGTGGTTTTGCTAGTAATGCTGATGATGTAGCAACTACAGCAATACCACCCACCTGCATTACCTGTCCACCACTAGGAAGTCCTTCTACTATTTGTGTTGGTAGAGAGACTTCTTCTGTTATTCTGACACACTCTTCACCAATTAATTCATACCCAGTAATTTTCTGTCTGAACCCTTCAACAAAAGTTCCGACAGGTTCTTTTGCTTGTTGTAATGGTGTAGGACATTCTACTTTAGCAGTAGGTGGTGAAGGTGGAGGTGGTGTATCTGTTTTTGCTTCTGGTGGTTTAGGTTTATCAGGAGATTCTCCAGTATTTACTGCTGGAGGACCAGTCATAATCATCTGGTTTGGTTCAAAAGAAAGAGGATTAAAATTGGGAACACCAGAATCACAAAACGTAACCACACCATTGGGATCATCCTCTCTCAGTTGATTATTTTTAGCACTGTTAGTTTCTGTTGCTTCAACACATCCTGGTATATTAACCACAGGAGTACCGATGTTTACCACTACTGGAGATGCTAGTGGTATAGATGTTGAAGTGTTATTAAAGTTATAGGTGGGTATAGTATTAATTTCAATTTCTTTAATACTAATATCACCACCTGTAATAATAGGTATCTCGGGCATTAGTCTTCAAATAATTTAAAAATTCCTGTCCAAATAGAATGAAAGAATACATACAGGAAAAATGTTTCAGTTGCTTCTTTTTTTTGTTGCTTCTTATAGGATGATGTAGCCATAATGTGTATAATAACTATACCTATTTAACAGGTTTCACCAAATTCTCAGATTAGCAGTCATTAAATACTGACCCAACTGTAGAACCAACACTAGAACCTACTCTACCACCTAAAAGTGATACCCAACCAGCTGCTAACCATCCAACATATGGGATACCAATCACAGCAGGGACACCAACACCAGCAGCAATACTAGTTCCTGCCATTGCACCTTGTGACCGTGCTCCAGCGTCCGCCACTAAACACTCTTCTTCTCGGGCAGTCAACTTTCCCTCGCCGTCTCCAACGGCACCTCCTATATTTCTAGTACCATCCATAGTGAATTGATCACTACGCCACTCTCGTCTAACCTCGTTAGTCTTGCCACCAAAGAATCCACTCTTGTTTTTATCTAAAGATAAGGATTTTTGAGACTTAAGAATAGCAGGATCATTTGCTTTATATTCTACACTATATCCATCCTTATTGGATTCAACTTTATAAGATGAATAATCACCATTAGGAATATTAATAATGGGATATTGAGGTTTTCTTGTAGCATCGATTAAATGTCCAAGAATACCAATGTGTGCTACAGCAACTAATGCTCCAACACTACCAATAACTATTTTAAATACAGGTGGTTTATTGCCTTCCATGATTACATACCAAACGGAATAGCACCACCCGATGTAGATGGAAGTGCAGGAATAGCGCCACCAGTAGCACCAGGAAGTTCTGGCATTGCAGAATCCATCATACCAGGAAGTGCTCCAGCAACTGCTTCTGTTGCTGCCTTAGTTGCTGCTTCTTTTGCTTGTTCAATAAGTGAATCTTTATTCACATAAACATATGCACCAGTACCTACAACGGCACCAGATACAACAAATGAAAGAATTGAAAGTACGTTAATTACTTTTTGCATTTTGTTCTCCGTTACATTTTGTATGAATCGTCAGTAGAAATTTTGACTGGTGCCTGCTCAATACGAATAGTTTGTGCAGGTGCAGTTTGTGCTGCTTTCTCAATCAATCTTTCCATCTGGTCTTTTGTGATACCACCATTACTACTACCACCTTCTCCTGCTTTCTTTGCTGCCTGAACACCAAAAGTAGCTAGTACTCCAGTAAAGACACTGGCGATAAAAGTTGGATCTAGTTTCTGCTCAGGGATTCCCAGTGCAGGAGGTAGTTTAATATATGCCAGAGTTAGTATACCACCACTCCAAACAAGAATACCAAGTCTAACAAAGGTAGAGAGGATGGCAAGTTGTTCTTCCTTGTCATCTGCTGCTGCCTTCAACTTTCCAATAATACCCTTCTTCTTAGGATCTTCCTTCTTGATTTCTTCTGGCATGGATCAGCAGTAAGGCAAAACTATTTAGAAATATATTTTTCTTTACTAAAGTGGCAATGTATACTTATGCAATTCTCTATATCTAGCATCAATTTCATACTTACGATTAACAAGTTTGTATGAATATGATTCTCCTGTTATCTTTTCATATTCAGACAGATAATTTCTGAAGATATTCCAGTATTTTTGAGGCATATAACCTGGTGATAGGCATACAAATATAAAATCAAAGTCATAATCATCAAATGTATAATTTTCCTTCAAGTAATATTCTATATTAGAAGAAAAATATTTAGCATGTACTTCAGATACACTCCTTCCATTACTATGTTCTGTGGATCCAAGACTCCTCACACCATGAATCCAAGTATAACTATTAAGTTTATTTTTCCACTCTAACCATCCAACCCAATTACCTTCCATGACTTTACCATCTTGGAAATTGCTAAACTCATAATCAATTACTTCTTCTTCATCAAAATTAAACAACTCCATATTATCAACATATGGATTCCCATTCAACATATCACCATGATGATCAATATTAATAATATCAAGATCATATGCATCATCCATCTCTAAACGATACAAGATCGCATCATGATCATATGCGAACATGACATTATTACAATGCTTCAATGCTTTTTGATAAAGATCAAAGCAATATTCGACTTTATCTTCATCAATAAAAACAGACTGATCTGGAATGACAGTATGATCTTCAAATGCTTTCCATCTTGAGACTGGATTATCATCAATATAATGATTGATTTGTGTATTATCAATCATATCCATGCATGTATCCATGCAATAATCTAAATCAATACTTAATACTTTCATTCAACCAATGTTCCATGTTCTCTACGAATGACACGAAGTGCTTCAAGGTTCATATCTTTAGTGCCACCATCATATGCATGAGCATATCCTTCTTCAATCATTTGCTCGTTAAGGGACACTGTGTCATCCCCGATGTATAACCAACCCAGAAGACGGCCATATTTCCCAGTGCCACCAACAAGTTCAGTCCTAACAGACAACTCATCATCACCAGCCAACGTACCTTCCAGTTTTTCTTTGTGCCAGTTTGTTGCGTCGATTCCAAGTGCCTTCTCCTCTAAGTTTCGGGTCCTCTTCTCTGGCGTATCAACTCCTGCAACTCTAACTCTTTCTTTCTTGTATAGATCAAACCCGAGGTCGATAGTAACGTCAATAGTATCACCATCAAGGACACGGTTGATCTCCGTCACTCGGAAGTTGTAGCAGGACTTCCTGCTTGGTGGTGTCATTGCTCCCATCTTCTAATTCCTTAAATGCTATTCCTAGTATATAGTAGATACAATAGAATGCTCCTGCGACAGCAAGGAATACCATAAAGATCACTGACCACACAGGATCATTCATATTATCTAAAGGACGCAATAATAAATTCATTTCTTAACAGGCCAAGTAAGTTCCATTCCTATCGTGAGTAGTAAAACAAATCCAAATACAAATACAGCACTCATAATCTATTACCACTCTTTGGAGATGGTATTAGTTGATATGCCATCTTATCTCTCAACTTATTTACGCGTTCTTCATTATATTGTTTAAAGTTACCTCTCTTCTCTACTTTCTTATAGTAGTGTAGTGCATTGAGAATAATTGCATAATCCTCCATAGTAAGTTCAAAATTCATGGGTTCCTCGGATTGATTCCTAAACTTTTTAAATATTCTACCCACCAATCGGCGTCCTTTATATATCTCCAGTTTGGAACAGGTTTACCTTGAAGCGAATAGTACTCGTTAATCGCTTCATCGATAATCTGTGCGATCTGTAAATTCCTCTTCCTCTTCATCAACGTCTGCATATGCATCTGCCACGAAGGGTCCTCGTTTTCTGAAAGGTTCTTTTCCGACATAAGAGTTTTCTGAATTAACTGCAGACACCCATACAGCAAGTTTCATTACTATAAAAATAATAACCAGTGGTGTGAAGCAACCGATTAAAATTACTGGATTCATGTTTTTACTCCATACTACTAAACCTATGTTCTAAAATAATTCTAAAAAAATGATCTCTCATTGCCAGAAGATTTTCTTGCTCCTCAGCAGGACCACCCGACCATTTCGCACATGCCTGAGAAAGACCTGTATGAATGATACGGACTGCCTCTATTGGCAGTTCTAAACGATAATAATCTTCTTCTTCCATAATTAATTCAAAGTAATTCTC